AGACCGAGACCTAAGCCGAGACCGCTCATTTCTTCACCAGTGGCTTGATGAGCTTATACATGCTCGATACCAACGGAACGGCATCGGCTGCGCTATTGATGCCGAGTTTCTTCAGTAAGCGCGGATTCTCTTTCTGCGCCTTCTCGATAGCAGCTTGCCCTACGATTAACGCCTTGCCTTCATTGCTATTGGCGATCATTGGCGATTTGTCAACGGGCGGATTATTCAAAGTCTCCAGCACTTTCATCGGCTGGGTCTCGGCTATCTTGCTGAACGGTGCTGCGATTTCTTTGAACTCTTCAGCGGCGATCTCTTTCTTGATGCGCTTGTATTCACGGATGCTCGTGATCACCAATGTCACGATTGCGCCGATAAGCGCAGATAAGGCTACGACTATAGCCTGCATTTTGTCGATGTTGGAAAGTATTGTGTCAAACATGGTTATGCTCCTGTATGTGCGGTAATGTAAAGATTTGCGCCAAGAACCGCGATTTTGGCTCCGGCACTGATTACGAAATACTCTGGCAATCCTGCGGTCAACGGGATGTCGCCCACTGTGGCAGTTGGAGTCGTATCAATGGCGATATGGCAATCGGCATCTGCGAGAAGCCGAACGACCGTATTTTCGGTTGCGTGAATTGCGTTTGTGGTTGCGGCGCTTGCACTGGTGCCGTCCACTTTAATTGTTGCGTTTGCGGTTTTTGTGCCGGGGAAAAATACCGGCATAGGATTTCCATTAGGATCGATTTGTAAATGTTTCATGTTATACTCCTGCTAATGCTAAAACTTTATAGTTAATTACAATCCGATAAGACTCTGAGCTTAAGAGCGCTACGTCTATGCTGTTTAATACGGTTTGACTGGCTGGTCCTGCTGTGGTGGTGGAAAAAAATATAATACCTTCGGTAGCTGATGCTGGCGGGAGCAAATACCAGCGTTCGCTTTCAAGCTTATACACGCTTACACTTATTGAATCAGGATCAACCCTATAACTTGAGTTAATTCCGTATTCTGCTCTTAAGGTTGCTTCGTTAATGATTTGCGATATTACTCCAGAAATAACGCCGGGTGAATAATGATATATTCTGCTTGTGACATCTTGAGATTGGTTTGCGATATTGTTTATTTGCGTTTGAATGCTGCTTGTGACGCCAGATAGGTAGTTGATTTCTGCCGTGCTTGCGATCACGCCATGTAGCTTATTAAGCTCGGCTGTGGTTGATGTCATGCCGGAGAGCTTGTTGATGTCCGCGCCATTAGCGGTGATCGTAGTGTCACTATTGATCTTAGGCGATGTAAGCTTTTTGTTTGTCAAGGTTTGTGTTGCCGAATCGGTCACAATTTCACTTCCCACGGAGGGGATGCTTTTCTCCCGCAAAATAAATTCTGCTATTGCCGATAAAGCTGCTACCTTGTCGGTGTATGCATCCAATACATCTTGAAAGTGGAAAATATCACCATTCGCCAAAAGCGATGGCGATGTAATTAGATCAAGATCTTGAATTGTTATGTCTAACATTAGTGTTTCCTCACTGTAATATTGTTACCGTTTGTTGTAGTTATGTTGTCACCATTGGTGGTTATCAAGTTATAGTAGTCCGGATAATCGCTTGCGGTTGGTATGCGGCTCACCAGATTAATGCTCTTAAATTCGAGATCAATCCATTGCCCGACCGGAACATTGGCAATATCCTGCGGAGAAATGTTGCCGCTTAAATGGCAAAGATATCCTTCGGTTGATCCCGTCGCTTTGCTATATCGCGGATATACCATAATCCCGCTTTCGTGGCAGTTTGATAGAATATTGAACAGCCCGGTAATTTGGCGCGCATTATTCATGCCTAAATCGACATTGAATAACCGGATGCGCATATATACGCGATAGCCATGAACGACCTTGACGCTTTTCCAGCTGCGCGTAATCCATGACGATGACTCCTCTTCTACCCACATTGTGCCGATTGCGTTCGGGAATGTTTTTGTGTATAGCTCGTTACCAGGCTGCGAAAATTTAGCTCCGCCAAAGCCCCAAATCATTCTCATCTATCTTTCTCCTATTGCAATTATTTCTGTTGTTCCGTTGTCATTTGGATATCCAATTGATGTTACAAAATATACTTTTCCGCCAATACTTATCTTGCTGAACATCTGTAGATTGTTTGCTATGCTTGAACGCACGGAAAAGCTTATTTGTTTACGGAAGTTCTCCAACATGTTTCTATATATCTGTTGAAGCGGAACAATCAAGGCGCTCGCTCCGCCAAGTGCGCTAATATCGTCAAGCGTGTTCATTTTGCCCAGCGTTCCCCGGATTTGTAGATGCGTTATGTCATCATCGGATATAGCAGTAGCTTCCAATGTATCCGCTGTTGGATCGATTAGATGTTGTTTTATCGTTATCGCATCGGGTCCGGAAAAAACAGCAAGCCTGTTTGCCATTATCATGGCTCGCAGTATCTTTGCATAGTTATATGATCCGGGTGGGATCGTAACTGGATCAAGCTGAATATATCCGCTATAATTGAATACGTTGTTTGCATAGCCAATGCTATAAGGTGGTGCAGGATCAGGATAGAACGGATCATAGGACGGCTGATAGGGAAGCTCATCACCTCCATACAAAGGCGATCTGGAAAGATCAAGCTTTTTAATTTGGTTTAATACGCTTGGCGGATATAGCTGTGCTCTGCTAATGCGTATCTTTAGGTCAGTTTCGTTCATGATGTTGCGGATATATCCAGAATCTTCCTCTATGGGCTGGAACGGATTAGCGAGATACACCTTGGCAGACCACGCGCGGATTTCTGCTTTTAGACCAAGTTCCCATGCGTCTATGTTTTCGCGAAACACCCAGAACAGTGTAATTTTAATGACCCCGGGTTCAGTTTCCCACACGTAAGCACCTAATTGAGACGCAAACATAGCCGTAGACGATAGGCTTGAGTTGGTAGGCCACTGCAAAAAATCATTTGCATATTGATTAAATACAAGGTTGACGTTCTGCGCATAAATTGCCAAGAAGTTAAACAGGTCAATGTCCTGCATTTGGGTTGGAAACCCGGTCATTATTTCCCGCATGAAATCAACAACGGTGTAGTCTCCACTTCCCACGCGCATGGCAACGGTCTTGACATCCCCTTTTGGGACTGTAAAATCAGTGTGCTTAGCAATGTCAATCCACACATCGAGCGCATCAGAAAGGCGGAGCTTGATCTCTGAGCGCAGTTCGTCAATCTCAATGAACTCAAACTTTGCCATGCCACGAAACACAATGGAATCACCAGGATCGTCTAAATCTACCAGATCGAACTGCCCGCGCATATAATCTGGATAAACCGCATTTGGATTATAATCATCATAAAATAAAGATTTAGCGTTATCATCATAGGGCATTTTTATGGTGCATTTGCGCCCAGAGAACGAAAAGAGGTCATCAGTATTCGCGTTCAAGGGCGTAATATCAACATCAATCAGATCGTCGAATATGGCATCTGCTGACGACGTATATAGGCGGTAGATCAGTCTATAATTCATTTGCCACCGCCGCCGCTCTTCTAATTGCGTTATGGAATGGAACGCCTTCAATTACCTGAGTGTAAATCTGTGGCTTATTGTTTTCTATTGCCGTGGCAAGCTTCTCAATGCGCTCTGATAGCGAATCTAACGCACGATTATCCCGCTCTTGCCGGATTACTGTGTTTGTCATCATTTCGGTTACTCCGTAGCTCTGGAGGTCTGTGCGTTCCTGCCGTGCCAACATGATTGAATCCAATAAATGTGCCAGAGGGGAAAGGTCAATTGATTGCTGTTGTGGAATAATGCTATAATTCATGATTGTGTTGTTCAGCTCATCAAGCGCACTTGTGGTTTGGTTCGTATTATTATCGATAGCGGAAAATATCGCGAACGGATCAAAATCGGCTTGGTTCACGGGGCCAATGAAGCCTTGTCCGGTGCCTATTATGTCATCATCGAATATAATTGTTCGCCTAATCGGTTTCCGAAAAAACGCGCCAATGTTGCCCATTGCTATTCCAAGACTTTTTAGCAGCGTATTGGCAAACAATGCCTTGACTATGATTTTACTGATCTCTGCAATGATATCTTGGGCTATGTTTGCCCAGAGAGACTTCCACACATCGAGCGCGGATTTGGTCCCGGAAAGCATGTCTGCGAGTGAGTTAGCAAGAGAGTCTTCCAGCGAGTCCATTATCCGCTTATTGGAGCCCAGAACATAGCGCTCATATTCAGACATCGATTCTTCTTTTTTTATGCGGATATCTTCTTCAAGCTTAGCTATCTGCTGCTGCTTCCACGCCTCAATCTGTATCTCTGCCAATCCTGCTTCGCGCAGCTTTTCGGTTTCGGCGTCAATCTGCGTAATCCTGGCATCGTAAAATTCGTCTTCAAAACCGCGAAGGCTGCCAAGCGTTTGTATGCGCAGATCAAGACGTTTAGCTTCCAAATTTGTAATGGCATCAAGTTCTGCTTGGTTTATTTGCGTAATTGCATCGCTAAACGTCTGTTCAGACATCAAGCCGTCTGCATAATATGCTTCTGCTGTTGTGCGCATATCCGCATACTTTTTAGTGATGGCATCTGCTTCAGATTGATTAAGATTGATAACAGAATTGACAAAGGATTCTACCATAGCCAATTCGGCGGACATCTGGCGTTCTTTTTCCTCATCATAATAGTTTTTAATTTGCGCAATATCCCCGCCCATACCGCCCATATCGCCGAGATTACCTTTGCTGTCTAAATCTACGTTTAGAAGCCCGTTTTCAATTGCCTTACGCTGTGCGTCAATGCCTTCGTGCAGCAATTTAATTTGTTCGTCTACGTTGCTAAATTTTCCTGTCGCGATGCCTTTGGCAACATCTCCCCACGTGCGATAAAACTCCTTAACATCTCCCCATAATACAGAAAGATCGTCTGCGCTACTGGAGACATCTGCCCTTATCTCGGTAACATCGATGCGGACAGCATCAAAGGCATTGGTAATACCAAGCGATTTCCCAGTTATTTTGGCATAAACGGCATCAATACCATTAAACAAGCCTTCTATTGGTGAGACAATTAGGTTATTGATGGAGTTCATTGCATGCGCAACGACTAAATACGACGCATCCATAGCGAGCCTAAGCGCTTTGGGGATCGCCTTTCCGGCAAAATCAAACGCCTTGATCACGCCATGTATAACAGCAACAACTCCAGTAGATATATCGGCTATAATATTGCCAACGTTTATTGTTGCCTCGCCCCAAGCTTTTTGTGTTTCCAGCGCAGCAAGCTGAGCGGATTTCGATGTAACATCATGCGCCCCCGCTATACTTGCCAACATTGCAGTAATGCCGCGCTTGACTCCATCTAAAAAGGAGAGCGAAGATCCAACGCTTTCTAAGTAATCGCCCCAAGCATTTTTCATCTGCGTGGTCGCAGATACAGACGCCAAAGCCAATCCGCCAAAACGCTCCTCTAACGCAGACATCAAAACCGCTTGTGCTTCCGCTACTTTACCTGTTTCGATAAAGTTTTTGATTTGCGCTTCCTGTGTGGAATTAAAGGCCACGCCTATTCTGCGTAAGCGCGTGAGACCAAGAGTCGGGTCAGCCAAAGATATGCCAAGAGTTCTTGCAGCATTTTCTACGCCGCCCATAGATTCGGCAAGGTCAATTACAAGCTGCTGTGCGCGTGGGAAGATATCCCTACTGATGGCATCAAAGCGAAGCAGCTGCAGCGTAACGCCTTGCAGTATGTCTTCATCACCGAAATTGCTTAGCCTTTGCAGCTCTGAAGCCATATCACCGAGTTCTTCCGATGTGAATTCTGCTGCTCTGCCGGTGGACACCAGGGTCGCGTCAATCTGGCGTGTCGCTTGGATCGCATTCTCGTAGTTTGATATTGCATCGCCAGCAAACTCGATTGCTTTCCGGAATGACACCATCGCTGCAACACTTGCTGCGACGGTCGAAGCGACACTCTTGAACGAAGCTCCGAGACCGGAAAGCTTAGCTTGTGACGCTTCTGCGCCATCTACGGTGATGCGATATTTAAGGTCTCCGCTATAATCTGCCATGTTTTTTCGATCTTTCTTGAGCTTTTCGCATTTCTTCTTGTGCAACAGTTGTCCGCACGATGCCGAGACCATCGATGAACCATTGCCATTGGTTTTCCCACGAGCCGCCACGCGGATAGATCGCAAACCCCGCCTCAATTTCATAATGCCACTTAATCAGCCACGCGGATAGCGGACTGATTTTAGGGTAATCCTTTAGTTTTTCGCAGGTTTGGTCTAATTCGCAGTGGCGACACATGGAAGTTTTCATATTATTATCTCGGAATGGATCGGCGGGGTCTGTGCGGAACAAGACCTCCACCGATCGTATCAGTTTTTTTCATTATCTCGCATGGTTTTGGCAACATCTGCTTCGTGACTCGTGACAGCATTAAACATGTCCATCAGCATCGGATGTTTGCCAAGGTTCTCTTCATTTAGCGGTGCGTCAATGATCCATGAATCCAATGCGCGCAAAACGGTATAAAGCATGAGCGCATTAGAATTGATGTCCGTATTGACGCCTTTCGCATCTAAGATTTTTGTGATGCTCTTGCGCTCTATTTCTGCTTTGTCTTGAATCGTCAGAGTGTGCGCCTTCGCTACGATCTCACCGTCAATGACGATATCATAGTCGCGCATATCATTCGCCGTAGCGAAACAGTTCTTGAATTTGCTCATTGTTTATCTCCTA